AGGGCATGACCGATGCAGAGAAGCGTGAGCTAGCTAGGGATATTGACCAAGCCATAAGGCAAGGACTCATGGCACAACACAAAGTTGCAGGTAAAGGCAAAAGCGGTGGTGACCGAGAGCTTGATGAGTTACTTGCACCCAAGGTGGACTGGCGAGAGGTTCTGCGTGAGTTCGTCAAATCCACGTGCAATGCGAAGGACACATCGTCTTGGCGCAAGGTCAACCGACGCTATCTATCGACTGGTATGTACATGCCTAGCATGATCGGTGAGAAAGTTGGTCATCTCGTGATAGCCATTGATACGTCGGGTTCGGTGGGACAACAAGAGTTATCCGAGTTCCTGAGCGAAGTCAAAGGTGTATGCGAGGAAGTCAATCCTGAGAAGGTTGATTTGATCTACTGGGGTTCTGATGTTGCAGGTCACGAAGAATACGAAGGGACTGCGGTGGCGAACTTGGTCAACTCCACTAAACCACAAGACGGAGGAGGGACTTCACCATCGTGTGTGTCTGAGTATTTGAAAGACAAAGACATCAAACCAGATTGCATCATTGTGCTTACTGACGGATACGTAGGTAGCGACTGGGGTAGCAACTGGACTGCGCCGATTCTGTGGACTATCGTAGGAGGTAATGATGTCATTTCACCGAATGGCAAAACAATTCATATCAGAGACTAATGTAAAACTAGCACTAATGAGGAGAGATGAAATGATGATTGTAACTATTGGATACCAAGATTATGCGTTACCAACCAAGGACGCCATAACATTGTTAGAGCTACTGAGCAAGGCAGAGAGGTACGAGGACAGGTATGTATCGAAAGAGGACAAGAAGAACACAACAGGCGAAGCGTATCACACGTTTCATGTGTATGAGAATGACACGGTGTTCAATGCAAAAGTTATACCTAACGAGAAATACCGAATGGCTAAGCTCGCAGGTAAACCCGAGCGTTCATAATTTAACAGGAGAAATCAAATGAGTATTAGTTCATCAGCAGTATTAGTGGAATTGAATATCAGCGTATGGCCCGCAAGTAAGGTTGATCGAGAGACAACCGACGCAGTGAATGCTAACGCATCAGCAGTGCGAGATGCCAGCCAGACAAAGAAAAATCTTTTTGCAGGCACAAGTATGCGTAAAGACATTGATAAGTTCGCCGCCCGAGTGCGTCTGTATCACAACCAACACACATTGCCTTGGGCAGACAAGGGCCAAAGACTTTTACCTACTAAGCTATTCTTAGAGTACAAGCAGACGATGGATACGCACGAGCATACATTCAACATGATGTGCAATAACTTCTATGTGATGTATCCCTCTCTCATCAACGATGCACGTACGTCGTTAGGCACATTGTTCAAGATGGATGACTATCCTGACATCGAAGAAGTCAAGGGGAAATTTGGTTTCCGTCGTTCGGTTGACCCAATCCCTGAGAGCGGTGACTTCCGTTTGGATGTGAGCATCAGTGATCTTGAAGATATCAAGTCGCAGTACGAGTCTAAATTCAACGAGCGTCTAGCAGATGCTATGAAGGCTCCGTGGGAACGTCTGCATACTACGCTAACTGCAATGTCTGAGAAGCTCACCGACAAAGAAGGCGATGAGAAGAAGCGGTATCACGACAGTCTACTAACGAATGCGCAAGACTTGTGCGGGTTACTGACCAAGCTCAACGTCACGAACGATCCGAAATTGGAGGAGGCCCGTCAAGAGTTAGAGCGTTCCATCGTAGGTGTAAACATCGAGATAATCAAGGATAGCGGATATCAGCGTGAGGTATTGAAGAACAAAGTGGATGCAATCATTAACAAGTTTAATTGGTAGGAGGATGTATGGGTTACAGAAGCGAAGTGATTGCGGTGTTCTATACACACAACGCAGAAGATTATCCTGCTATGAAGCTATTCATAGACGAGACGATCGGAGAAGAACTTGGAGGTTGTCTCACAGAAGAGGACTACCATGACGGCAGTAAGTATATTAAATTTTATGCGGAGGATGTGAAGTGGTACGACAGTGATCTCGAAGTTAGACAGTTCATGGCGATGTTAGACAGGTTCAAGGAGTTAGCCGACGGCGAGGGCAGTAAGTTAACGTGGGCTTACGAGTTCGTGCGTATCGGTGAGTATCTCAACGACATTGACGTTCGAGAATCTGATGGCGCTAGCAACGCGCTAGTTGTGCATAGATACGTAGACATTGATTTGTAGGAGTATGTATGAGAGCGTGGGCTAAATATCCGAACACCGCTGAGACGGATGTTCTTGAGCGGGTTCCACATATTGTGGAAGACGTAGACGGCAATCAGGTTGAGGTCATGGCGATTGACCCAATCAATGCCATTGTGTTAGTAACTAAATTAATAATGGAGAATTTTAAATGATCAATCCCTTACAACTATCAAATGTAAGCATCAAAGGTAAGACAAGTACCGACGAATACAGTGTACGTGCGCCACTGCACGATGTTGTGCTAGCACTTGCTACCAAGAATCCAACATGGCAGTTCGTCGGTAGTGTTAGATGGGACGAAACTGTGAGTGCGTTCAATGTCTTTTGCGAGGATCAAGAGATCGGTGAATTACAAAGCGACTATTCGGGTAGGTCTGGTGGTCACTGCGTACGCATAGACTCAGACAAAATGCAGAAGATCAGAACGAGCGATGTCAAGAAGGCCGTGAGAGAAGCACAACGTGGGTTCGTCTTAAAGAATGAATCAATGCTCATCGAAGATAGCATGCGAGATATACAAGATGTTATGCGTCACCAACATAGTCGCAAGCATGATAAGGCACGAGACAGACTAACGAAGCTAGCTCAGCCTATGCAAGCGTACACCATGCTACACAATCGAGAAGCCTTTGTTAACTTCCTATCCTCAACCGACCCTAGAATGGTTGAGTTATTAAATGAGTACGACACGGTCAAGTCCGAGATACAAGCGATGGAGGTCATAGAGAACAACCCTGTTGCCTATATCAGAGTACATAAGAACAAATATATTGTTAAGACTATTGACAATGTACAATCTTATGATGATAATACACTCCCCGAAGAATACAGGGGCAAGCTCGGTATGCTCAAGCTAGTGGAAGATCAACAGTGTATCGGTGGTGTGGGATGCCGAGCCAATGCCAATACGTTCTTGATCACATTGGTATAACAAATGTTAGGAGAGGTTTATGAACATAGAAATGTTAACACGTGCAAGGAAACTGTGGGCGGTGGAGTACATGTCCCACTACGAGAACAGAATGAACATGCGCAAGTGGGTCAAGGCAGTGCGTGTGGTCAGAGACAATGGGAACTGGCTTTTGTTGAAAAAGATTGGGAGGGCAAATGAAAATGCAAGCAACACTATCGTTTAATTACCCCGAAGACGAGGGCAAACTCGAAGACGCATTGAAAGCAACCGAGTATCGTGAAGCTCTAGAACGTGTAGAGAAACGTATTCAAGAACACTTTGACCATGACGACAGTCCTGAGTTCACCATAGCAAGTATTAGCACAATAGTGAAGCTAGCATTGAAGGGGCACTTATGACTAACGAAGAAATCATAGAAAAGATACAGGCTAACCAATGGTGGCCGTTCGACCGAGTGGATCCCAAGATACTTGAGGAGATACAACGTAGGGATAAGCAGAAGGCCGTCGCTGAGATGGAGGAAGCACCATTATGACCGAGCTAACATTTGTTGTAGTGAGTTTTGCATTCATTTGTGCATTGATGAACGCAGGTCTAGTGGTATTTTTAATGTGGCTAATTTACAGGAGCATGAACAATGATTGAATTTACACTTACGGAGATAGTCCTATTGGCATGGGCGGGCATTGCCACAGGCATGGCACTGCACTATTGGGAGGAAGATAGGAACCACAGGAGATTTGTGACTACCTTGATTGAGAACAAAGGGTTGCGAGAAGAGTTTTACGACAAGATTGATAAACACATTGAGGAGCACAAAGAATGTTAAGTAGCATAAGACAACTGATAATGGGGGAACAATCCCAAGGCATTCTAGCCACACGAAGCCCGAGCGAATTACGCACAGACACCAACGTGAAGTTTGGTGTAATCCAAGCGTTGAATGGCAAGATCATTGAGATCAGTACGTACAAGCCCAACCACAATGGGCCTGACTGGACACACCAATGCTATATCGTAAAAGACGAAGAGACGCTAGCAGAAGCTATGGCGACTGTGATTACGATGAAAGGACTAGAGCAATGAAGAAATGGGACGGATTCGACGGAGCGATTCTTGGGCCAGCGAGCATTTGGAATGGCAATACTAGAGTAGAGGTATTGGTTTACGATGGCGATGCTATGCGAGATATTTTGATGAAGCGTGACTCCATGAGCATGGAAGATGCACGTGAGTTTATTGAATACAATCTTGAGGGCGCTTACATCGGTGAGGATACGCCTGTTATCGTATGGGTTAATGATTTATATTGGGAGGAGGAAGAATGATATTCGACCGTATCGACGAGTTGAAAGCGGGAATGGAAAAGAAAAAGCATGGGCGAGGTCTTGGTAAGAAGCCTGCGCTCAAGCACTTGAGTTTGCGATTGCCAGTGGAGGTGCACGAGTTCTTTGACAAGCACTACCCCTACAAGAAACAAGCCAAGATCAGAGAAATTCTTACTAATTTTGTTAAACAGGAGAAAACCAAATGAAAAGTAGCGCACAAACGGTACGTGAGTACATGGAAGCAAACCCCAAAGCAACCCCTGCGGAGGTAGCCAAGAAGTGCAAGGTCACGACTCAGTACGTGTACCAAGTCAAATCGGATGGGAGGAAACGATCAGCAAAGAAATTGGGTACACCCAAACTAAGAATGCGAGCATCATTTGATAGAGAACCGCCCGCACCTGAACCAATCTCTGTGCTACGCATTACAATGGAAGAGCCAAAAACCGACAACGTCAATCACCCACCGCATTACAAGACTGGCGGTATAGAAACTATCGACTTCATTGAAGCGAAAGAGTTAGGCTATCACTTGGGCAACGTTATCAAGTACGTTACTAGAGCCAAGCACAAGGGCAATGAAATCGAAGACCTTAAGAAAGCACAGTGGTATTTAGAACGTGCTATTATGAAGCTACACATTTAAAGCGGGTTGCTTAAATCACGTGTAAGGAAACCTTGCAGATGCGAACTTATACGTGCTACGTACGTTCCCGCTTTTAAGATTTTTAACGTACGTAGACCTTTCCAACCATGAGGGGGGCATGGAATCTGCATAACCCCCCACCATAATATTTGTTATCGCTACCTATATTTACTCTTGACAAAGTCTAATGCGCATTTATAATCAAGCGCATGGCACAAACCCCCGAAGCAAAAGTTAAAAAGCAGATCAAGGCTATCCTTGAGAAGCATGGTGTGTACTACGCTATGCCGATTGGATCAGGCTTTGGTAACGCAGGAGTTCCCGACTTCTTGTGTTGTGTGAACGGCAAGTTCTTGGCGATCGAAGCCAAGGCGGGGAACAATCAACCGACTGCATTACAAGATAAACACCTACGTCGGATTGAGGAAGCGGGCGGTGATGCGTGGGTAGTTAATGAAACTAACTTAATTCATTTAGAAGATTTTGTAGCGGAGAATATGAAATGACAACGCTTGAAATTAAAAATCAGTTACTACCCATTTTTAACAAAATGTTTGAGGAAGTATACAACGCACACAAACCCACTGAATACCGAATGAAGTTTAGCTACGGCAAGTATTCCATATACCGATGGGATTATGAGGATGGTAAAAGAACAAGTTCAACCTTAGCAAAAGGGCTGAGCAAAGAAGAGGCAACAGGAATGATGAAACTTTTACAGGAGGACTAAAATGAGTGAAATATCAGCAGGAGTGCAAGCATTGGTAAGCAGGATGGGGTCTCACCCCGAAGAATTCTTTGACCCCAAAGAGAATAGCGAGTGGGCTTTCATTTACAAAGAAACATTTAGAGACGTGATGACGGAGCCTGAGAAAGCCGCCATTCACACTGCGCTTAAGGCAGTACGCAGAAAAGAGTTTGAGTCCAAAGTATTGAAACAGATTCTCCGTGCGGACGTACAAGATAGCGTACCACCCAATACTTCCCTAGCATACAAGATGCTGACAACGGAGGGATCATGGAAGTAATCTCCCCAATGGTGACGATGCTCGCCGAGCGTATGCGCACGAATCCCGAAGACTTTGTTTCTATCGATAATAAAAATTTGGTTGGTAGTACTCCCCCTAAGTTTTATGAGATCTCGCAGTTGCTCGCTGACATGATTGCTGACCCTAATGCAAAATACTATTGGTTTCTTAACGACACCGAAAGGGGAATGCTGATGGATGCGTATCGTGATCTGTGCCGAAAGCGTTTTGAAGACAGGTGTTTGGAAAAATTACTTGGGGATAAACAAGAACATGAAGGCCCCGCCAGTGTGAAATACAAAGCGCAAGGTAGGTATGGACAAGCACAAATTAAAGGTGAAGGGCAACCAGTGAGTTACTGGAATGACCCAAGAATACACCTCAATAGTACGCAAATTGAGTACTGCGCAAAATACGGTATTGACCCCGAATCATATGCAAAACTAATGGCAACAACACATATATGAGCGTTATTACAATTGACTTTGAAACTTTTTACTCTAAGGATTTCAGTCTGACCAAGATGACAACCGAGGAGTACGTGAGGAGCGAGCAGTTCGAGGTGATCGGTGTAGCAGTGCAAGTGGATGATGGTGAGCCCAAATGGTTCACTGGAAACATGAGCATGACGAAACTCTTTCTCGATAGCTTTGAGATGCACAAGCATATGGTGTTAGCCCACAATGCTCAGTTCGACGGGGCCATATTGAGTTGGCTATTTGACATTAAGCCTAAGAAGTGGTTGGATACGCTGAGTATGGCACGAGCCATTCACGGTACTGAAGTAGGCGGTAGCTTGAAGAAGCTGGCTGAACATTACGATGTCGGAGTCAAAGGCGAGGAAGTGGTCAATGCACTGGGGTTGCGCCGAGAGGATTTCCCTGCCGACCAACTGGCACGTTACGGTGAATATTGCCGAAACGACGTGGCGCTAACTTATGCTATCTTTAACCTGATGATGCAGGACTTCCCAACGTTTGAGCTAAGCCTGATTGATCAGACCTTGCGTATGTTCACCGAGCCAGTATTGGTGTTGTCCGCAGGCTATTTGCATGCCCATTTACTTACAGTTCGCCTACACAAAGAAAACCTATTGCAGAATTTTGATAAAGATATCTTGATGAGCAACCCCAAGTTCGCCGAGTTACTTATTGAACACGGCATCGAGCCCCCAATGAAGACGAGTCTTGCCACAGGTAAGCAGACGTTTGCGTTTTCTAAAAATGATGAAGCGTTCAAAGAGTTGCTTGAGCATGACGACCCGCAGGTGCAAGCTCTAGTGGCAGCGAGGTTAGGCACTAAGTCTACGCTAGAAGAAACAAGGACTGCTCGGTTTCTGGACATGGCAAACCGTGGGCCAATGCCAGTTCCCCTAAGATACTATGCCGCCCACACAGGTCGATGGGGCGGTGATGACAAAATCAATCTACAAAATCTGCCCCGCCAATCTCCCATCAAACGTGCGATCTTAGCCCCTGAAGGTTATTTGTTGGTCGACTCAGATTCATCTCAGATTGAAGCAAGAACCCTAGCATGGCTAGCCGAGCAAAACGATTTAGTGGAAGCATTTGAAAATGGACAAGACGTATACAAGATCATGGCATCTGCTATCTATGCTAAAGGAGAAGCAGAAATCACAAAAGACGAGAGGTTCGTTGGTAAGACGACGATTCTCGGTGCTGGGTACGGCATGGGGGCGACTAAGTTTAAAGCGCAACTTAAAACGTTTGGCGTGGAGATTGAAGAGGAGGAATCAAAAAGAATTATTACGACGTATCGAGAAACGTACCCGTCTATTGTTGAATTATGGAGACAGGGGGCAATAGCCCTCAAAGCCATCATGAACAATGAAACTACCAAGCTAGGCCGAGAGGGAGTCCTCATGGTCGACGGCAAGAAAGGCATCAAGTTGCCTAATGGTTTATACCTACGTTACCCTAACTTGAGAGTGCAGACCACCGACGGCAAAGATGAACTTGTTTACGATAACAAGAAGGGCCGGATGTCTGTGCCAACTAGAATATACGGTGGTAAGGTGATTGAGAATGTGTGTCAAGCTCTAGCCCGCATCGCGATCGGTGAGCAGATGTTGATGATTGCTAAAAAGTACAAAGTCGCCATGACAGTGCATGATGCCATTATGTGCGTAGTACCAAAACATCAGGTAGTTCCGGGTCAAGAATACGTGGAGATGTGTATGCGTATGCGACCCAGTTGGGCATTGGGCTTGCCCTTAAACTGTGAATCAGGTACAGGAATTTCTTATGGAGATTGCTAATGCGTGTACTTTGGAAGTACATCAATAAGCGCACGAGAGACGTACATTTTTCATGGGAAAGATGGAGCCGAGGCGATGCTTATGGCTTTTGGGAATTTAGAATACCGAAGGAAGAAGAATGAAAAAAGATGAACCTGTGGCGTGGATGAACAGACACGGTGCTTGTAAGACTTCTTTGTTTATGGAGGTGGAAGCTGGCGCAAAAGAAGAATACACCATACCTCTTTACACCCACCCTAAAGAATGGGTAGGACTGACTGATGAGGAGCGAGATTACTTTACCTACATTGATGCAAAAGATAAAGCTCGATT